ATCAGCGTCTTTTTTTCGCAGGTTTTGGCCCATTGAACGGAGGCCTGAAACATGCGGGCGAAGCTAATCCGAATTACCCCGCAAGTTCTTGTAAACCAGCTTAAGAGCGGCGAGAAACCCAAGGTCATATGCGACGGTTTACCCGAGGACACGGAGTTTGTAACCGCCCATATTCTCGGAGACTATAGCGGCCACGAAACGCTTCAGCTCATCGTGACAAGCCCGAGTTTCGCTGAGGTGCCCGAGGGGCATGCGATACCGGAAGTGCGGCCGACGTTTTATGACATGTCTTACATAGGTGGATTGAATCATGGGATCCCGTGGGCCAGCAGCAACGCCGACAGCTCTGAAGATACTGAGGGGCAACCCGGGCCATCGTTCGCTGAACAAGGATGAGCCGAAGCCCACGGCTGGCGTGCCGACCGCGCCGAAGTTTCTGGATGCGGAGGCCAAGGCTGAGTGGAAGCGGGTAGTTGCGGAACTCGCCCCGCTTCGGGTGTTGACGAAGGTGGACCGTGGGTTCCTAGCGGCCTATTGCGAGAGCTGGTCGGCGTATGTCCGAGCCTGTAAGCGAATGGCCCTTGGCGCAGATCGGACAACGCGGCAGGACCGCCGCGAGGCCCAGCAGGGGATGTTGCAGTTCGGCACACGGCTGGGGCTGAGTCCTGCGGATCGGACGAAGCTGCACACTCTGCCTGAGCGGAAGGGTGACGGCAAGCGGCGGTTTTTCAAAGGACGAGACGAGCGTGCCTAGATACGCTTCATCCAGAATCCCCGCCAAGTGGCGGAAGCTCATCCGGCAGATACCGGGTTACGATCCGGTCAAATCTGCTGCGACGGGGGACCGCTTCAACACGGACGAGGCGGAGGACGCTTGCGACTTCTTCCCGTCTTGTCTCCGCCACGTCAAGGGTGCCAGGGCGGGTCAGCCGTTCGAGCTTGAAACGTGGCAACAGGCCATCATCGCCAACCTGTTCGGCTGGCAGCGAAAGAACAAAGCGGGTCGCTGGGTACGGCGATACCGCGAGACGTTCATTATGGTCGGGCGGAAGAATGGCAAGACGCCCCTGGCCGCCGGCGTAATTCTTTATGTCTTGACGTGTGACGGCGAGCCGGGGGCCGAAATCTACGGGGCCGCGGCGGAGTACGGACAGGCCAGTTTGGTGTTTGACCACGCAAAGGGGATGGTGGCGCAGGATGACCAACTGCGGGCGGCGCTTAAGGTTTACGCCGGGCAGTCGAAAGCTATCACGATGGAAAGCGCGTTCAGTAGCTACAAGGTGATTAGCGCCGAAGCGTTCAGCAAGCATGGTTACAATACGCACTTGTACGTCATTGACGAGGTTCATGCCCAGCCGGATTCCGAGCTTATCGACACGCTGGAAACCTCGACGGCTGCCCGCGAACAGCCGATAGCCTTCCTCATCACCACGAGCGATTACGAGCGGGAGGATTCGATTTGCAATGAGAAGCACGCCTACGCCAGCGCGGTGCGCGACAATGGTGGCGACCCGGACAAGCCGGGCCATGATTCACGGTTTCTGCCGGTAGTGTACGAGGCGTCTATTGATGACGATTGGACCGACCCGGCAGTGTGGGCGAAGGCCAACCCCAATATCGGGGTGAGCATGGAGGAGGACTACCTGCCCAGCAAATGCTGCAAAGCGCAGGAGTCGCCCAGGTTCCTCAATACCTTCCTGCGGTTGCACCTGAACGTCAGGACGCAACAGGATACGCGGTGGCTTTCTATGGAGCATTGGGATGCTTGTGCCGGGGCCGTGAATCTGGATGAGCTAGAGGGGCTGCCTTGTGTCGGGGCTATCGACTTGGCCAAGACAAGCGACATGACGGCGGTAGTTCTGGCGTTCAAGCACGAGGACGATACCATTAGCCTTGTGTCGTCGTTCTTTCTGCCGGAAGCGGCGGCCGAACATGGGCGGGAGAATGACGAGCTATATCAACGGTGGGCGACAAGCGGGCACCTGACGCTGACCAGTGGGAACGTGGCGGACTACGAGTTTATTCAGGCACACGTCCTAGAGTGTCAGAAACGATTTAATGTTGCTGAATGGCCCTATGATCCCTGGAATGCAACACAGTTTGCGCAGAATCTTGAAAACCAAGGACTGAACGTCACCGAGCATCGGCAAGGCGATATATCAATGAGTGAGCCGTCAAAAGAGTTTGAGCGATTGGTGATGTCGCACAAGATACGCCATGCCGGTCATCCGGTGCTAAGATGGAATGTGGGCAATGCAAGTGTGCGCACAGGGCCGACGGGGCTCATTAAGCCGGACAAGAGCGGCGGCAAGAAACGAGGGGAGAACAAGAACAAGATTGACGGACTGGTGGCGAGCATCATGGCAATTGGGCGGCTGTTGGCACAGCCGGAGGATACCGCATCCGTCTACGAGACGCGGGGGCTTATATCGCTATGACGGTTGCGCGGGATATTCTGATACTGGCATCTGCGGCCGCCGTCGCCTATGGCCTCTGGCAGATGTGGCCGCCGCTGGCCTGGGTAGTTCTTGGGACGGTGATTGGCGTCGGGCTGCTAACCGCAGAAAGGCGGGGTGGCGGATGATTGCAGACCTATTTAACTTGGATATTCGGGCGGGTCCTACGACCCGGCGAACATCAGCGTGGTTCCCGTTGACGTATCGGGCTACCGGCGCCGGAGTTGACGTGACTGAGGATTCAGCGCTGGCCTCATCGGCAGTGTTCTGTGCGATTACGCTGCTGGCTGATGCGGCGCTGTTGCCATTCTTCGCATTCAAGCGACGCGCGGATGGCGGGCGCGATAAGGTGCCGGATCATCGTGTTTATCGCCTTGTCCACCAATCGCCCAACCCGGAGCAATCGGCGGCGCACTTCTGGTGGTTCATTCAGGCGTCGGCGGCGGCGTGGGGGCGTGGCTATGCAGAGATCGAGCGGGATAGCGGCGGGCAAGCCGTTGGTCTTTGGCCCATTCATCCGTCGCGGGTACGGACATACCGTGACGAAGCAACCCGCGAAATCCGCCATGAGATTCATAATGACGATGGGACGATGGTTGACTTGGCGGATGACAGGATTTTGCATCACTACAAGTTTAGCCGGAACGGGCTAACCGGCTGTTCGCCGATTTCTGTGGGCGCTGCATCTATCGGCGGGGTGCTTGCGGCAGATGAACATGCCAGTTCATTCTTCGGCAACAATGCTGCGCCGGTGGGTGTCTTGTCGCATCCCGAGAAGTTGAGCGAGGAAGCCCAAGGCCGATTGCGCCGGTCCTGGCAGGCTATTTACGGTGGACCACGGAATGCGGGGAAAGTCGCTGTCATTGAAGAGGCGATAAAGTATTTTCCCGTCGGCATCGCGCCTGAGGATGCGCAGCTACTTGAGACCCGTCGATTCAGCGTGGCCGAGGTGGCCCGTTGGTTCAACATCCCGCCACACAAGCTCAAGGATTTGGAACGCGCCACATTTTCAAACATCGAGCATCAGGCGATCGAGTACGTCGTCGATAGCGTATTACCCTGGCTGGTGTGCCTTGAGGCAGAGTGTAACCGTAAGCTCTTCAATGAAGCCGAACAGGCGGATCACTTTGTCAAGTTCCAGCTTGGGGGCCTGTTGCGGGGCGACCAGAAGAGCAGGTACGAATCCTACGCTGTCGGGCTCAACAACGGCTTCCTGTCACCCAATGATGCAAGGCAGCTTGAGGACATGAACCCGATTGAGGGTGGCGATACCTACGTTCGCCCGATGAACCTATCGCCCGTGGACGGCGAAGCTAAAGAGCCCGCGCCGCCTGCACCAGCATTGCCACCACCTACTGAGGGCACGACAGACGATGCGGCGGTAACGCACATTGAACTCCGCGGGTCGGACGTGTGGGCAGCGTGGGTAGAGGATGCTGCGGAACGGATTGCCGTGCGAGAGTCAAAGGCGATAGCCGCCCGCGCCGGCAAGGCGGACGAGAACCGGACGCGGTTCAACAGATGGCTGGATAAGTTTTACGCCGATCACCGGCAGTACGTGATAGCCGCCTTGGCGCCTTTGGCGCGGGCTGCCAACGGGCAGGGGTTCGACGTGGACCGGGTACTGCGGGGGACGATAGACGAACCGCGGCAGTTACTCAAAGACCGCGACCCGCTGACGGTGCTGCGCGAGTGGACCGGCAAGCGCGGCCCGCAGATTGCGAAACTGATAGACGGAGGCAACGGTGATGAATAACACCTGCGACATTTATGCGATTCTGCCCAGCCGGCTTGAGACCATGCTCGATATCATGCTTAGGCCAATTGAACACAGGTCGAGTAAATCGGATGACGAGTTCGTAAAGATGGCGGTGGCCGCCGAAGCCAAGGCATCTAGGCGAATCCGCGGCAGTATCGCCGTTTTGTCCCTTCAGGGCTATATCGCCCAGAAGCGGGACTGGTTCCTGATGTTCTTTGGCGGTACGTCTACGGAGGAATTCGGCGCGGCGTTTGATAAGGCACTAGCAGACAAGGACGTCTCGGCCGTTGTGCTGGACGTAGACAGCCCCGGCGGTAGTGTGTACGGCGTTCACGAACTGGCCACAAAGATTCGGTCGGCCCGCGGCCAGAAGCCCATCGTCGCTGTTTCCAATAGTCTGATGGCGTCGGCAGCACTATGGATCGGGACTGCTGCGGATAAGGTGTATGTCACGCCAAGCGGTGAGACCGGCTCGGTCGGGGTAGTAGCGGTCCACGTCGAGACGAGCAAGGCCGACGCGGAGTTGGGCGTCAAGTATAGCATCATCCAATCGGGCCAGCACAAGGCCGAAGCCAATCCATACGAGCCGCTGGACGAGGATGCCAGGGACTTCATACAACAGCGGGTAGATGAATACCGCGATATGTTCGTGGCCGACTTGGCCAAGCAGCGCGGATTGCGTAAAGACAGCCTACAAAAGAACTTCGGTGACGGTCGGGTATTCGGGGCGGCCGAGTCTGTCGAGCGTGGCATTGTAGACGGCATTGCTACGTTTGAGGATGTCGTTAAGCAACTGGCGAGCAAACGCGGGGTGCGGACAGACACCCGCAGACTGCGGCAGGCGACGGCCAAGATTGCGCTTGACAGCCAGATTGCGGCTGGCTAGGATATAGCAAGATAGTCAGTCTACGCAAAGCGGGACTGGCCAGGAATTGAAATCGCTGTCGTGCGTCACGCAAAGCGGGCGCGGAACAGCCGCTCAGCCCTTTTGGGCCGGGCGCGTGTTTCGCGCCCGCTTTTTCGATATGAGGTGTATCGTGGGACGTTTACGCAAATTGCAGGAGGCACAAGGCAAACTGCACGAACAGATGGAAGCGATCCTCGTCGCGGCGGAAACCGAAGATAACGGCGCCATGTCCGATGAGCGGCTAGAGGAATACGACAAACTACAGGAGCAGTACAACAAGCAAGCCACTGCTATCGAGCGCGAGAAGCAGCACGAAGATCGCCGCGAGAAGCTGGCGACGGTAGAGCCCCGTAAGACCACGCCGGACCCGGTTCGATCAAACGACATCCACGTTGGCAAGGATCGGCTGGCCGATGACCCGAGTGGCGGGTACGGCGACCACTGCGGTTTCGGGGCGTTTGCTGCTGACGTGAAGGAGGCTGCACGGAATCCGGCGCCGGAGCGACTGCGCAAGTGGGACACTGCGATCCAATCGGCTGCTGGCGACGGCATGACATCAACGGTCGGATCAGAGGGCGGCTATCTGATTCCGGTTCAATTCGGGGCGCTCATCGACCGCATCGCGCTTGAGGCGGCGGTTGTTCGGCCGCGAGCGACCAAGATTCCGATGTCGAGCCAGCGTGTCAACTTCCCGTGTGTTGATGATACTTCGCACTCCACAACCGTATTTGGTGGCGTGCGAGCATACTTCCGCTCGGAAGAGGCGCTGCTAACGGAGAGTAAGCCTGCGTTCAGTGAAGTTGAGCTGTCCATCCACAAACTGACGGGGCTTGCCTATGTGTCGGGCGAAATGCTTGACTGGTCGCCAGTATCTATTGATGCCTGGTTGCCTCAGAAGCTTGCGCAGGCTATCGCTTGGAAAGAGGACCACATGTTCATCAACGGCAACGGCGGAAGCGGCGAACCCGTTGGGTTGTTGAACTCGACATGCATCCTCTCGATTGCAAAAGAAAAAGGACAGGTCGCAGCCACTATCGTCTTTGAGAATATCCTGAAGATGGACTCGCGGATTTGGGACGGTAGCGGACGGGGCAGCATCGTCTGGATTGCGAACCGCACCTGTAAGAAGCAATTGTCGCAGTTGCACCTTGTCATTGGTGCAGCCGGCATACCGGTATTTCTGCCGGCCGGCGGGGCAGTGGGGCAGCCGAGCGAAACATTGTACGGCTATCCGATCCTGTGGACGGAACACGCGCAGGCGCTCGGCACGGTTGGCGATCTCCTGCTGTGCAACCTGGCTGAATACCTCGTTGGCGATGCGTCGAGCAAGACGCGAAGCGACCGGACAATTGCGCTGAAGTTTGACTACGATCAGACCGCGTATCGGGTGATTACATACACGGGTGGCGTTATGTCGTGGCGCTCTGCGTTTACTCCGCAGCATGGCGACACATTGAGCCCGATACTGAGTTTGGCCACAAGGTCCTAAACCATGAATCCTCCTTTCGTAATCGTTGGGGTACCCAGGTCGGCGACGGGCTATGCGTCGGTACTGCTACGTGCGCTGCAAATTGATTGCACGCACGAGCAGGTCTTCCGTCCACGGGGCGCACTTGAAGATGTCGTGAAATGGTATGCACGCGGCGGCGATACGCATGGCGATAGCTCGTGGCTGGCCTGGGTATTCCTGACGGCTATTCCGGGGCCGGTGAAGGTGCTATGGACGACTCGCAATCCGTGGGCGGTGATTGATTCGCTGGCGAATCGGAATGATCTGGTGCGTGAGGATGCGAACTTGCGCCCCGGCAAGCGGGCCTACCGTGACATCATCGCGGCGTATTGCCCTCGCGTGTTTGAACACGAGAGCGCGGTGGACCGAGCGGCAGAGCTGCTGGTTGAGTGGACGGCGCTGACGGGCGCGGCGCTACATCGGTGTGACGTTACGGCATTCCGCTACCGAGTAGAGGAGTTGGACGCCGACAAGGTGGCGGACATGCTGGAGTACCTTGGCATCTATCGCGACCGACAAGAGATTCGGCGGGCGCTGGACGAGGTGCCACAGAACGTAAACGCCGGGTCTAAGCTCGACTACAACATTCCAATTAAGAACCCGCTCATTCGTGGGTATCTGCAAGAGATGTGCCCCGACATGAAAGAGCCGACGATTGCTTGCGGGATGTGTAAGGATACCCCGCGCGGCTGCGAGGAGCTTGAGGCGCAAATGGCGCCTGAACTGATAATGGAAGTCCGCAGCCTGGCAGCTCGCCAGGGCTACGGGTTGGACGATACGAGTGAGCAAGAGCCAGTTTTGGCAGGAGTAACTAACGATGACTCTGAGCAATAACGCAAGGTTGTGCGACCAGATCAACATCAAGACGATTTACGATGCCAACGGCACGTATGATGTGGCTGCGGACGAAGTTGACATGAAAGACTGGGACCGCTGCTGTGTTATGGTGCTGGGCGCCGCAACAACTGCGGACGCAACGCACCACATTACCGGGTTCAAGATCGTGTCCAATACAACTTCGGCGGGCGCAGGGACTGACCATGACATCGTTGAGGCAGTCACGACGGACGGCGGAACGACCGTAGCCTTGACGCAGGCGGATTACGGGATTGTGGCACCGAGTACGCTAGGCGATCAGGTATTGTGCCTGGATATCAGAGCCGATCAAATGTACGCGGGCGACCGTTATATCCGCGCGGTATTGGCGGCAACAGGAACGTTTACCTGCGTCATTCTCTACATCCGCTACAACGGGAGCTTCAATTACAAGGACATGATCCAGGCGACGCGGACGGCGTTCCAGCACGACGGAGACATTTAGGCCGACTGGCCAAGGAGTGTGAGCTATGACTGTAGCTTTTGACCATGATACGAAACTGGTTGTGAGCAAGCAATCGGGCGGGATGTTCGTCGTGCGCGACGCGGAGGCATGTCCCGGTAGGACGTTCTGGGTCGGCAGCAATGTAACGGGCGCGACGGATGGCGCGGGCTACGGCCGCAATCCGGGCTCTCCGCTCGCAACGCTCGACTATGCGCTGGGAACCGGGTTTGCGCTGGCGGACCGCGGCGACACCATATTCCTGATGCCGGGCCACAATGAGGGCAAGGGTGACGCACAGTGGGATATTGATGTTGCGGGCGTATCTGTCATCGGGCTCGGACGCGGAACACTTCGCCCGATACTTGACTTTGACCACGCCAATGCTTCGATGAACATTGGGGCGAGCAACTGCAGGGTTAAAAATGTTGTTTTGCGCCCGTCTACAACGGCGGTACTGATCGGCATTGACATTGAGACAACCGTTACGGATACACTGCTGGAAGACATCGAGGTGATACCGGGCGAGGATGGCGCGGGTGCCGACGAATTCGTTACGGGCATCGAGACGAAGGCGACCTGTACCCGGACGCATATTAAGGGATTCAAGTATTCGCATCATGCATCCGCCGCCGGAGCGAATCAGGCAATCCATATCAACGGTGTCAGCGATCGGGTCCATATCGAGAAATTCTGGATCGAGATCAGCGGCGCTGGCGCCGTGGCGGGTATTGCGGGAACCGGGAACTCGACCCGCGCCCTCATTGAGAACGGCAAGATAACTACCGATGCCGAGCCTGGCATCGAAGTCGCAGCAGCCATGACGGGCATCATTGATACTGTCAAGATATTCGCGGATCTGGCCACTATCGATGCGGCCACCGTGGCAGCAGGCATGGCCCACTTTGATGTCAAGTATTGCGAGGTTGGGGACGAGGCTGGAACGCTGGTCAAGACTGAATCGATCGATGATTAAGATAACGGAGCGCGGCTACCGTGACACATGCCTCGGGCGAGTATTGCAACTTAAGGTGTTCAGCGATGACTACCACCCGCTGTACTGGACCGAGATATGGCAAGAGTTTGTCCGGCGATACCCGAACCGCTGGGCCGTGCAATGGTTCCCGCCAGCCGAACAGGTGGTGGACTCTAAGGCGGTGTATCACTTGTTCGTCTGCGAGAACTGTCCGGACGGTTTCAATCTTAGGGAGACTTCCCCATGAGTGATTTGATTACACTGGTCGGCACCAACGGCGAGCATATTTCCATCGAGGACGGCGCCATGCTCGTGGAGCCGAAGAGCGAGTTCCTGCAGGCGGTAGAGAACGGTTACGCCTTTAGCTGGTCGAACCTGTCTACGGACATCAACGCAACCGATACGGTGTTGTGCGTCGAGAACAACAGTTCGACGCTGGACCTCTACATCGAGAAGATTCTACTGGCGACGGATGCGAGCGGCGAGATGGTAGTGCATACGTCGAGTGGCGCAACGATGACGGGGACGGCACTGACAGGCGTAAACCTGAATCGTAACTCCGGCTATGTCGCGCCAGCGACGGCAAAAGCCGATGAGACTGGCAACGGTCAACAGGCGGCAAGCTACACGGGTCGGTTATACATCGTGTTCGCGCTGGCGGACCAGAGCGTACAGATCGACGTAGGCGGCGCCATCGTTCTACCGAACGACCATAACATCGGCATTGACGTGACAGCGGAGCCAACGGGCTGCAATGCAACGATCATCGGTTACTTTAAGGCCAGAAGCTAGGGAGGTGCTGCAATGGTTCAATCAGTAGGAAGTGTGCTATTGTCGGATGGCTCGTCCCTGGTGAGCGGCGAAGATAACCGGCTGTTGACGAGGCCCAAAAGCCGATTCCTAACGGCAGTCGCAAAGGGTATGGCGTATTCATGGTCGTGCGTGACTAAGGATTGGGCGGCGGGCGATACGGTCATCGGCGTGGAAAACAACGATGCCACGCTGTCGCTGTATATCCAGGAGGTGGTTGTCAGCACCGCGACAGCTACGCGGGCGCTCATCTTCGCCTCCGACGGCGTGACGGTTGCGGGGACTAACGCCGTGACAGGCGTAAACCTCAACCGCAACTATGGCAACAATGCGAACGCTACCTGTTACGACGACGAAACCGGCAACGGCGAAGCTGCGCTAAGCTGGCCGCGGCGGTTCTCGGAAACGATCCTGCTGGCTGGTCAAACGCAAAGCGTCGTGCTCGATGGCGCCATTGTGCTCCCGCCGGATGGCTTTATCGGCGTAGACCTGGTGGCGGATACTACCGGCGGGACCGCTACGATCATCGGTTGGTTTGAATAGTCAGAGGGGTGTCGCATGACGCTTGTACTAAACACGGCGGCCACCAGCGAACCCCTGACCGTGGCCGAAGTCAAGCTCTGGCTTCGCATCGACGGCGATGACCAGAACGACGTTATCCAGGCGCTTATCCGCAAGGCGAGGATCGTTGCTGAGACGACGTTGCGCCGGCAATTGTTCACGGCAACATGGAAGCTGCTGCTGGATGACTTCCCGCATGGGTGCGACTTCATCCGGCTACCGCTTCCGCCATTGGCATCAATAACGTCAGTTCAGTATGTGGATACCGCTGGCGATACACAAACATGGTCGAGCGATGAGTATTCGGCGGATACTGACTCAGAGCCCGGGCGGCTGCTACTTGGCTATGGTGAGGTCTACCCAACGACGCGCAGCCAGCGACATGCGGTAACGATCACCTACGTCGCCGGTTGGACGACAGTGGCGGCGATACCCGAGAGCGTCAAGAGCGATATGGGGGTGCTTATCGGCCGCCTGTACTATAATCGCGAACTGATAGCCGATGGCGGGACGCCGCAAGTGATGGGGGAATTGACTAAAGGATTGTTCAGCACTGACCGCGTGATGGAGTTCGTCTAATGCGTGCCGGGCGCCTGCGCCATCGGGTGGAGTTACATGCCCTGTCCCAGACAGCAGGCGACTTCAACGAGCCGGTGGATACCTGGACGAAGTTTGCCACGGTCTACGCCGATATTCACCCGATGCGCGGGACCGAGCGGTTCGAGGCGGCGCAGGTTGCAGCAGAGGCAACGCACAAGGTACGACTCCGGTACGATAACGACGTATCGACGCTGGACGTTCGCGATCGTGTGATATTCGGCGACCGGACGTTCGAGATTGTATCGCTCGTGAATCGCGGTGAACGCAACATCGAAGTTGAAATGCTTTGTGCGGAGGCGCTGTAATGGCCAAGGCGATAGCTGGAATTGAGATTGTCGGCGCCAAGGAGGTCGAACGAGCGTTCACGATACTCCCGGACCGACTTGCCCGCAAGGCGGTAGTGGTGGCGGTACGCGATGCACAGAAGCCGATTATCAAAGATGCCCGCAGTCGAATAGCTCGCCATGCCGTGCGGGGTGAAAGCGGGCGCATGAAACGGGTCCGCGGACAACTGGCCAAGAGCATTGGCAGCCGGGTGAAGTTCTACAAGAACACCGGAACCGTTCTCGCCATCATCGGCCCACGTCGGAAGTACGCTGGTATGATCGAGGGCATAAAGCCGACGCGATACGCGCACCTTGTTGAGTTCGGTACGCGGCGTAGTAGGGCCAAGCCATTTTTGCGCCCTGCCTTATCGGCGCAAGCAGGCGCCGCCAAAGCGGCCTTCGCTAAGCGCTTCCGCAAGGAACTCGATAAGGAAATAACCAAGATCAGAAAGCGGGGGCGCCGTGGTTGAGGACGGCCTGATTGATTATCTGCTGGCCGATACGGATGTTAAGGCGCTTGTCGGTACCCGCGTCTATCCGGTTGCTGTTGCGCAAGATGTGGTGCGTCCGTATATCACGATACAACGTATTGCCGTTGACCGCACGTATGACCACGACGGGGAAACCGGGCTTTGCGCCCCGCTTATTCAGATCGACTGCTGGGCGGATACGTATCGCGGCGCCAAGACGCTCGCAGACAAAGTGCGACTTGCTATCAGCGGGTATAACGGCGCGCTAGGCGGCTACACGGCGCAAGCCATCCTGATACAGAACGAAGTTGACTTGAGCGAAGGCCCGAGCACGGGCAGCGAGAAGGTGATACATCGGGTGTCGATTGATGCATCGGTGTGGTTCAATGAAGTGGTACCCTCTTAATAAGGAGGCTTTGATATGTCAGTAGGTTCAGATGGTACGTCCGGTTTCCAGTCTACGCTTTACCGTGGAGCAGCAGATGCACTAGCGGCGGCTATCACAACCAAAATCGGCAACGTCATCAGCGTTAGCGGCCCGACGATCAGTGGCGACAGCGTAGAGATCACCAACCACGACAGTTCAAGCGGCTTCCGCGAGTTCCTGCCCGGTTTATCTGACGGCGGCGAGATCACAGCTGAGCTGCACATGGTGAAGGCGACCGCAACTGCGACGTATGCCCTGATTCAAACCGCATTGAGTTTCAAGATTGGCATCGGGCTGGCTTCGGTGATTGGAACATGGCATTGCAACGGCCACATCACGGGCTTCGGCACAGAGGTTCTAGCCGGTGCTGATGCGGTAACGAATACGCTGACGATTAAGGTCGCGAATCAGCCGACATTCACAGCGGCAGCGTGATGTATGGGCGTCGCACAACGTGGCCAGGCAATACTGCGAAGGGTCTCAGCCGGCGGCACCCTCGTTGGCGCAGAGATCGGCGTATGGGACGGCAAGTTATCCTCCTGGCTGTTGCACATGGCACCGCTGCTAACGCTGTACATGGTGGACCGCTGGGCACCCGTAAAGCCGGATAGCCGCTATGGCAAGAGCGGGTCAATAGTCGCCAGGAAGTCAAAGCGTGAGCTCATCGTTGCAATGCGCAAGGCACAGGCTCGCGTATTCTTCGCCAATGGCGTACACCGCGCCCGCGTCATACAGGGGGAATCGCGGATTGTCGCTTATCAACTGCCGAACGAAGTTCTGGACTTCGTGTTCATCGACGCCGACCATACGTTCGGTGGTGTGACTGAGGACTTGGTTGCATGGCACGCAAAGGTCAAACGCGGCGGGTGGATCGGCGGGCACGATTGGGGCAAGCGCCCCGAAGTGTGGGGTGTGCAGGAAGCTGTCGAGACGTTTATGGCAACGGACTATCCAAACGCCGAGTTGGAACTGGACGAAGATTCAACGTGGTTCTTTAGGCGACTGATATGACAGTTGTAACCGTATTGCTGGGCGATGCGCCACACTATCGGCGACTGTTTTCCGTATTCAAGCGCAGCCTTCAGGCGAACTGCCCCTTAGCCACGCTGGAGGTTATGCGCGCGGGGCTACCGCCTAGGCCGAGCAATCTGCCTTATCACACGGCGACGAATACGACCAAGCTTCACCTATGGCGGGATGCCGTCTATCGGCACGAAGGCAAACTTGTTTTGCTAGATTGCGATGCCGTCATATTGGGCGACCTTGCTGCCGCATTCCAGCAGGGACCATTTGATATCGGCTATACCGTGCGGCCTGGAATGCTGCGGCTTAATTCCGGTGTCGTATTCGTCCGATGCAATCAGCGCTCGCGCACATTTATGGATGACTGGGTTACTATTAACGATGCGCTACTTGCCCATCAGCCCGCTTGTCTTGCTAGTATGGCACGCTACGGTGGTGTCAATCAGGCAGCGATGGCTTATCTGCTGGACAAGAGACCCGACTGCAAATTGCAGCAATTTCATTGTGCTGTGTGGAACAGCGTACAGGAAACGTGGCATCAGGTAAACGATAAGACGCGCATCGTGCATATCAAAAGCCGCCTACGCGATATAGCACTGGGGCGAATACCAGCAACGCCGGACAACATGCGTCCACCCAAGGAGGCCATTATGGCCGGCGTGGACCCGAATGAATCAATCCAGCCGGCGTTGGACGCGTGGCTGAAGTACAGCGGAAACGGAGGTATGAAACATGTTACTTAAAGAAGACATCCTGGGGGCTGACGATCTGAAGCGCGAGCGCGTTGAAACACCAGACTGGCCATGTAGACATGTGTGGGTACGAACGATGCCGGGCATTGATCGCGATAGTTTTGAAGAGCAATCATTGGATGGCGATCCGGGTAGTCGTACGATGCGCTACCGCAATCTGCGCGGACGCCTGGCCGCATGGACCATTGTGGACGAAGGTGGACAGCGTGTGTTTGCCGATGAGGATGCGGATGCGGTGGGGCAAAAAAGCGCGGCAATGCTAGACAGAGTATTCGATGTGGCATCGCGGCTGAACGGTCTGTCTGACAAGGATGTGAAGGACTTGGCAAAAAACTTGAGCGGCGCCCAAGGCGGCGCTTCTGGTTCAGACTAGCGATGGCGCTGGGTATGTCGGTACAGAAGTTGTTGGCCAGTACCGACTCGCGGGAGCTTGCAGAATGGGAGGCATACGAAAGGCTAGAACCGTTCGGCGAACAGCGGGCGGATTGGCGAATTGCCCAAGTGGCGTGCATCTTGGCAAACGTCAACCGCAAGAAGGGGGCGCCGGCATTTAAGGTGGATGACTTCATGCTAAAGACCGGGGCAGCACCCAAGACGCAACAGGTATCGGCGACAGACCTGGCCCAACAACTGAAGGGCATAACGAGAGCAATGGGCGGCAGGATTAAGTGACGTGGCAACAGTAGGCGGTATCAATGTAAACGTCGTGGCGAAGACGGATCGTTTCAAGCGCAACATGCGCGGCGCGCGTAATAGCGTCCGCCGATTTTCTGGAGCCTCGCAACGAGCCACCGCGACGCTCTACAAGTTCGGCGGCGCCATAGCAGCCGTTGTCGGAGCCCGCCAACTGCTACTTATGGCAACGAGCGTGTTTCGCACGGTTGATGCGCTTGCAAAGGTATCTGACAAACTCGGTATTGCCACGGAAAAGCTCGCTGGCCTACAGCACGCTGCTCAATTGTCTGGCGTTGCGACGCAGACTTTCAATATGGGCCTTCAGCGTATGACGCGCAGGATGGCCGAGGCCGCCCAGGATACGGGTGAAGCTAAAGAGGCCATCAAACAGCTCGGACTGAGTGCCCGCCATCTCGTCACTCTTGCACTTGACGAGCAATTCCTTGCCGTCGCAGAAGCGCTATCGAAGGTTGACAACCAAAGTGAGCGCGTGCGGCTGGCGTTCAAACTGTTTGACTCTGAGGGTGTTGCACTTGTCAATATGGCCAAGGGGGGCCGCGAGGCACTGCACGGAATGATGGAGGAGGCCGAGCGTCTCGGCATAGCCATCAGCCGCATTGATGCGAAGAAGATCGAGCAGGCGAATGATGCAATCACGCGAATGCAGGCTGCGTGGTCTGGCGTCAAGCGCGAGGTGGCGATTGAGGTTGCACCTGCGTTGGAATCGGCCGCCGAGTGGATTGTAAAGAACGATGCAATTAAGAAGGCGTGGAAAGTATTAACATGGAAGCCGCATACTGTTGCGGGGACAATGTTGAGTCGCCATCTTGGCCACGGCATCAAACAACAGTTGAAAGACTTTGAGAAATACTGGCAGGCTATCGGCGAGCTAGGCAAGCAATCACAAGACGCTGCCCCCAAGGTTATTAAGCTGTCCGATGCAATGAAGCGGCTGCAGGAACAGGCAGTCAAGGCGCGGGCCGCGCGGACCGCTGGTTATGCTAGTGAGTTGGAAGCTATCCTTGGTGGGCTTGTAGTACGTCTGCGCGAGTTGCAAGGCTTAGACCCGCTTGCCGAACTTGAGCGGCGATTGCGAAAGCGGTCTGCGACACTAGGTGAGTTAAAGCTCGGCCTAGATACGCTCCGGCAGATAATCGACTTAGAGGAACGCGCGACGAAAACCGCCCGACGGGAATCATTGTTTGAATCTATGCGATCGCCACTAGACTATATCCGCCAGCGCCTAATCGACGCGAACGAAGCCTTAAAGATCGGCGTCGTAAGTTGGAAGCGATACGGAGAAGTGTTGAAAGGCATTAAAGCAGACCTGCTTGGCGCAGGCGGCGCGGCCCAAACCATCAGCTACGCGCCAGTCGCCATTCGCGGCACCGTTGGAGGTTATAGCGCGGCGCTCGGCGGATCAGCACCAATGGCCAAGATGGAATCGTTGAACGCGGAGCAGTTGCGGGTATTGCGCATCATTGAACGTAAGATCGGCGAAGCGGAGGTTGTCAACGTAACAGGCAACGCGGCATAGACATATGTCACTTGTAAGCGTACACGAGCGATACCTAGACCAGGGAGCGACAGAGGACACGGAACGCCGGACCTATCGCCGGGTATTCGTCGTGCGTATGGACAGTCGCAGTGACGGTGCAGCAGCTGCTCGCGTTGCAACCGGGGTTCCCGCTGTCGGCGATACCTGGACGGATGCCAAGGGCACGAACGAGGATACCGCCGTCCGCGCCATGCGCGTTGATCCGATCCCGCGCGAGGACGGTAAGACGTTCGATGTGGTGGTGGATTATGACACCCGGCCGATCGGCGTCTATTCAACGTTCCGCGATTGGTCCGCGCCGCAGGACTTCGCCGACCCAACGGCCAGACCGCCCGAGATACACTACGGGTTCCGGCGCGAGGTGATACCGATTGCCAGGGCGCTTGATTACATGACACCGCCGCCGCCATTCCCGCATGATATTGCAGTTGTCAATAGTGCTGGCGAGCCGTTCGACCCGCCGATCACGCGCGAGATTTCGCGCCCAATCTTGCGCATCGTCCGTAACGAATGGGACCCCGGGGTGTCTGGCGGGATCGGGTACGACAACGCCATAGCAATGGCCTATGTCGATACCATCAACTCGGACGACTTCATAGGTGCATTGCCGAAACAGGTAAAGATGGCGGGCATAACGGCGGACAGACATTTTGAATCTGGGATGCTCTACTGGCGCGTGACCTACGAGCTGCACTTCCGCCAGGAAACATGGGACGTGCAAGTACTGGACCAGGGGATGCGGCATTGGAAGACTGTAGAAGATCCGGAAACGCAACAATCCGTTGACCGTCTTATCGAGAACCGCGATATGTACGATAATCTCTACAGCGAGCCGCGTCTGCTCGGGACAGACGGTGGGCTGGCGGACGTGGACGTAGACGATCCGCGTAAGCATCAGGAGAACTGGTTGACATTCCAGGTATACGAAGAAAAGCCGTTCAGTGGATCACCGTTGAATCTGTCGCAGTTGTTTACATAGGAGCAAGCCAATGGCTTTACCCGTTCAAGAAATCCGTGGCGATGTTTACATTAACGGCAATTTGCAGGCCAAGACACAGACTTACCCGGCTACATCAATCGCAAACGCCGACATTGCGGCTGCCGCTGCAATTGCCGCCAGCAAGCTAGAGCACCGCCATAATATCATGTATTCGCAGGAGAGCGATACGCAGGTGCCGAGCGATGCGACATACCCGATCTTTAACTGCTACGGCGCGACGGGGACGACGGTAGCCTTCGAGGCGGGGAGTGTTACGCCTTGTACGGTTACGCGAACGGTAACGGTGGACCTGTTGAAAAACGGCGTATCGGTGTTAGCTGCTGCAATCGTGCTCGATGTTGGCAACGCGGCGCGGACACCGGAGGCTGCTGTCGTGGATACATCAGCGATTGCGGACGGCGACCTGTTGGAGATAGATATCGCAAAGGCCGGTGCGGCTGGCGACTACGCAAAGGGGCTATACTGCACCGTCGTCATCAACGAGGATGCAAGTCCGTAATGAACAGAGGCGTTACATTCACGCGTGAGACCGCGCAGCTTATCGCTGATACCGTTGCTCGCGTGGCCGAGATGCCATTGGGCGCAGTGGCTAGGCGGCACAAGATAAGAGGAATACGGCCTGCTACACAGACTCGGCTGGGGCGCATCGTCACTGAGGGACCGATTGATCCTAGTAATGGATTGCCGAGGTCCGATTACACCGATGCGAGATACTGGATACAACGGGTTGTTCAGGCGCCAGATCGTACTGATGCCACATTGCCATCTGCGTGGGTGCAAGACGAGGGCACCGACGCCGTGACGGCGATCTATCCGCAGGAGATCGGAATACCGGGCTACGCGGACGGCAACCATGTTTTGCTGAACGTACCCGCGAACATCGACGCGGCACACCACTGGGATGCCGACAAATTGTATGTCGATCTGTACGAGTCAGCTAATGGCTTGCGGTGGATTTCGCCGAGGTTCGGTGCGTGGGTGGACTTTACCGTACCGGTGTGGTGTACTGATGAGAACGATTGTCCACCGCACGAATGGGGCCGTGTACCTGGGTCGCCATACATTGATACTAATAACCCTGTTGTCGGAGGGTGTTCGTAATGGGTGGCGGCGCGGTGACATTATTGACGGACTGCCCATGCTGCGTTGGCTGTCCTTGTACCCTGTACATCGACACAAAATGTTACGACTATGGCGTTACTCCGGCTGCGGAGTGTACGCCGTGTTGTCCTGACAATTACACGATCCCCGAATCGTGCGAGGGCCACTTTTCCGTCGATCCGTGCGATCTGCCGGCCAAGATCACCTATATACCGATTTCGGACACATGTGATTCGCAGCAACCAAACCAATACTTCACCGTTAATGTACCGACAGACGTTTGGTGCGGCGGCGACCTGTACGAGATTTTCAGTTTGACGCTGGAATGGACATGCGGTGGCGGGTATCACGAAAAGACCGAGTATTACCAGAGTTCAGTAACGATCTGCTGGCCAACGACGGACGAAGGATGCGACGGAACTTGCATCATCAACCTGATCGTGCGGTATTCAAAGGTCGTCACCGGCTCACCTGATTGTCGAGTTTACATCAGCCCTTATGGATCATGGCAGACCCTGCCGGTCGTCTGTGATGTGGGTATTAATTGGACTATGTACCCCCCTGATCCGCACGGTTTCATTGTTCCGAGGGATATATACGGTCGGAGCAACTACCTTGATCCCAACCCATGTATGCCGGGCTTACCAAGCACGTTCTGTTATCCGAATCGTGCGAATGGCGGGCCGCAAAAGGTTACCGTCTTTGTAAAGGCACCTTGCATACTTGTTCACGGGGATACCCCGCCGCGTGGCTGGGCACGCTGGGTTCATGCGGGCTTCTATGTTCGCGATGCTCACCCATCTAGTGTCTGCTCTCTAAGGCCCAGAACGGAGGGCATGTCTGTTGATGTCTGGTTGTACGATCCCTCAGTACCGTCTGGTCCAGGCAGTTCTTGTTGTGATCCTTCCCAGGCTCTTGCCGTATCATCTACCCCGGGGGGGTTTATCCGTTCCTGGGAATGTGGTGTGGATGCGTGTCCCTGAAAAGGTGGTGGCGATGAGCCCCAATGGGCGCCTCCGTGAGTTCCTAGAAGGCCCGGCAACGACCCGGATAGAATATCAAACAAGGAGGTCAAACCTTGTTATACGGGATCAGCAAGAGGTTGTACGTTGCCTAGCGATCTGCCACGAGTGTCCGGAGCTGCAAGGCGACTGGTGCGGCGAGTTGTTGCGGCGACGAAAGAATGTTCGGTGCGGCTGCTACCTGCCGATCAAAACGAAGATCAAATGGTTCCACTGCCCGCAAGGTAAGTGGTAAATGGAGGCTAAGCGATGGCCAAGACAACAGTATGGAATGGGTCTTTACAAGATGGCGACTGGAGCGGTGCCGGTAATTGGGATAACGGCCTACCTGTCGCTGGCGATACCGTCATCTTCGACGGCGCGGCTGCGGATGGCAGTTGGGACTGCGATGTCAACATGGCGCACGCTGCAACCAATCTCGCGCGGCTGGACGTGACGGACGGCTACAGCGGGACGATCGGCTCGTCCGGCGCCTACCTGACGATTAGTGTTGATCGGTGTATCTACGCCGGCACGGGCAACATCTATCTCGACAGTGGCGGGACGGACTCGATTAATGTGCTGATTGTGACAGGTACCGGCACGGCTGGCCACGCCTACTTCAAGGGCGATATCTCCACCCTATATGGGTATCTCGGCGACATCACATACACGGGGGGTGCGGGTAGAACCCTGACTTCGACCTATTTTATCAACACGGGCAGCGCAGCGTCTGATCTAACGTTTACGGCGACGGGTTCCGGCGGCACCATAACAAGCCTCATTGTCTACAGCGGAACGCATACAATAAATCACACGATTTCGACGGGAAACGCCATTTATGGCGGTACTGTAACGTATGAAGATGGCGCAGCGGCCGTGGCGACGGGTTCTCTTTCGGTACACGACGGCACCGTCAACTGGAAGGCAACCGGTACGCTTACGATGCTTACGGCAGGAGGTGGCAGCTTTGATGCCTCTGGCAACATGGACGCCAAAACGATTACGAATGTACACCAGTACGAAGGCGAAGTTAACTTGGCGAACGGTGCCAACAACATCACTGTAACGAACTACTATATCAGAGGTACCAAGTCGCCGACGCTGGACTACGTGAGCAAGATTGCGATAACGTATCCGTAGTTCTGACATCTACCGGTTCCGAACAGGCCGGGTCAGCGTAAGGGCAACCTGCGTTGACCCGGCCACCCCCCCTGCCGATTCCACCCGTCCCATTGGGCACCCGGAGCCGTAGCGTCGCTTAGGCGCAACGACAGCAAGCCTGGCGCAATCCTCAGCAACCCCCCTACCCCTGTTCCGTTGGGGTAGAATCACACGCCAGGAGCCCCCAATCACCACCCTTCCGGGCCTGTTAACCGCTAGGTTGTAGGTTCGAGTCCTACTCGGGGAGTTGTAAATCACGATGTTACAACAGGTTAGGCGTCTGTACGCTTGAAGTCGCCTACCCCCGTCCGGTACGATCTACCCCCGATGAATCTGAAACCACCCCAACTGAGACGCCACGCAACGGGCCAGTGGATGGTGCGGTGGGGCGGCAAGGATCGGTATCTCGGCCAGGACTGGGAGAAGGCCAACGCGAAATACCTCACCGATCCGGTGAACGGACTCTCGGCCTGGTCGGCATGGCGAGCCGCCCGGAACACTCAACGATTGCCGCCCATGCGCCCGATGCTGACCATGGCGGATATCCTGGAGCGCTTCCTGGAGTTCAAGCGCCTGGAGGGGGGTGCCGACGTAGAGAACTTCTACGCCAAACACCTCAAGCGGTTCGCCCACGCCTACGGGCAGGCCCGCGGCGATCTGATCCGAGCCAAGCACCTACAGGCCCTCAAAGAAGACATGCTGCGCCACGGCTACGCTCCACGAACGGTCAACCATGATCTTCAGGCCGTCAAGACACTGCTACGGTGGGGCGCTGGCATGGAATATGCCCCGCTAATGGATCTGCGGATCGTCCGGGGTGTGCCGCTGCCTGAACCACCCGACAGGTCGCTACCCGTGGCCAAGGTCCGGCGCATGGTGGCGACAGCACCGGAGACGCTAGCCCCGTGGCTGGCCATCAACTATCTGTGCCTCATGCGTCCCAGCGAGGTCGTCCGGGTTGTCCAGCAGGAGGGGGAGTGGGAGTCTGACGGTATCTACAAGATCAGATCGAAGGTTGGCCGGCGGACCCGTCAGCCGCGTCGGGTGGTGTTTTCTCGGCTGGCGCTGAAGTGGCTTGGGCAGTGCGAACCCCGCTGGACCCGACTGGACTCTTATAGCCAGGCCGTCCGCGACTTCTTCGGTCCCGGCGGGCCTCATCCTCTGCGGCATAGCGGAGCGACGCATCTAATTCGAGCGGGGGTGGATCGGGCAACCGTTGATCTCCTACTAGGGCACCTGCCTCCGCGCGTGTCCTTGACCTACGCCCAAATACGGTGGAGTAGTCTACGTCGGACAGCGGCCCGACTAAGCGTGTGATGCGGTTGGGGGTCATAGGTTCCACAGCCAGGCACAAAGGGCGCCGATGATGGCGCCAGTGATTGTCCAAGCCACGATGACTCGGAAAGTACGCCAGCCAAATCGAAATCGGCCAACGGCAAGACCGAGTGTCGCGTACAGAAGATGCACGGCGAACGTGACCAACGCGCCCAGAACAGCCCCTTGCCAGATCGTCATTCCCCACCTTCTCTTTCCACCGCCCGGATGGCGTAGCGGATGCAGGCGCGGACCTGGGCAATGGTGAGATCGTGTCTCTCGGCGATTTCGCTCACGCGATACCCGGCCAGGACATTTTCAAGCGCCCAACTAACAGGGTAACACTGTGCCAACAGGCATGGTCTTTTTCGCCCGCCGTTCCAATATAGGACTCCGATCTTCACGCTGTTCGGTTTCACCATACTACTTCTCCGCTTCGGCTTCCTCGTGGGTGACCCAGAGTTGCGCCGGAACCCAGGCTCCACGCGGGTCTCCGCCTATTCTTGTTACGGTATTGGCTGGCGTCCTGCAGGGGGCATACATCTTTAGCAAATCTGGGATGAGCACCTTTACGCGATCGAACTTCCTTCTCGCCGCTTTCAGGTATTGTTCGTCGGTTGGCATGTCAGTTCTACTCCTTGAACTATTTGCAATTCGGGCTTTTGCCGCAAGAGTGTACGAGCACAATCATCCGAGCACGTATGGTATCTGGCGGCACCTATCCAATCTCCGTCGGCAAACGTGCGCCAATGCTCGGGCAAACCGTGTTTCCAATATCGCGAGTTCTGCTGTTCCTGCCTCTTGCAGATGTCACATCCGTAGATCAGCAATTTACTCTCCCTTCTTCTCGGCCTTGTCGAGCGCGGCGTTGATGGCGGCGTGGAGATTGGGGGCCTTGCCCCGAAGACTCCGTGTGGCGCGGAGGGTTACTTCGCAGGCGCGTGAGTCCACGCAAATGATTGCCATCCCAACAGAATCTTCCCTCAGCCACTTCTCCAGCCGTTCGAGCATGTCCATCAGTCAACCTCCGATAAGAAGCCTTCTGTTGCGTTACTCCTGGCCGAGCCGGTGCCACTCGGCCCGCGTTTGCAGGTGTGCCTCGATACCTTCGCGTAGGTCGCGCTTGAGCCAGTCCTGTCCGATAAGCCAGTCGAGGTACTCGACGTCGACTTGGCTGGCGTACTTGCCACGATGCTTCTCGAAGGGTAACACCGGGTCAGGCGTTTCGGGCTTCATCAGTTCCTCGTAACTCAGGTTGTCGGGCATTGTGACTTCTTTTCCAGTTGCTCAACGTGCTCGGTAAGCTCGGCGAGCAGCTTGGCAAGCTCTGCACAGTTTTCGTTCATTCGATTGATCTTCGCGTCCGATGGCGGCGGATGCTCAATGTCAAACAATCCCTCAATCTGCCGAAACCGTTTCGCAACATAATTCAGCGTCATGTTCATGGTCGTTTCTCCCGGACGGGGCGATCATCATCCCTCACCGCCTCTGGCAAACAACAGGAGCCGTTGTATGAGCCTGTCCAAAGTGCGGCTGAGGAGCGCCGACGGCACGACCTTGCCCAATCCCCAGGCAAGTACGACTAAGGGACAGGCGATGATAAATGCGCCGATCCGCAAGAGTTGTCCTAATGTGTTCGTAATCATTCCTTCGGAAATTCGTTCCACTCGCGACCGTCGAGCAAACGACCGGCTCGCTTCTTGCCTATCCGTACCAGTGGCATGAAATCCAGGGCGACACACACGGTTCCATCGTAAGGGCCGCCGTGTAGTACCCCCCGCCCCTTGCGCTCGGCTGGCGTCTTGTTAGGCAGCGCGGTCCACGCGGTTGCGCCGATCGCGTCCATTGGCGCCCACTCACCCCATTGTTTGAAGAAAAATGGCACGCCCGCCTCTTGACACTGATCCCGCACCGAGCGGACCCAATCCAGGTGCATCG